CAAGTTGGAATGGAAATTCTCCGGCGTGCGTCATTGGCCAGATATCACCAATCGGTCAACTCAAAATAATAGACGAAATGGTGTCGGACGGCATGGGCCTCAGGCAATTTTGCATGAACCAGCTGCTCCCACTATTACGCCAGAAATACTTTGGCATGAACGTTATGGGTTTCGGTGACCCGGCCGGTACATCCCGTTCACCCACAGACGAATCAACCTGTTTTGAAATACTACAAAGTTCAGACATAGGATTAAGGAATGTTGTACCAGCCACAACCAATGCGATATTACCACGTATTGGAGCTGTTGAAGGTTTCCTAAACAAAATGTACCAGGGCGAGCCGGGCTTCATCCTCTCCCCCAACTGTACATATTTACGTAAAGCCCTCAATGGTGGCTACCACTACGAAAAGGACCCGAAATCCCTGGGTGAAGAATACAAACCCATGCCGGTCAAGAACTTCTCATCCCATATTTCCGACGCCCTTCAATATATGTGTTTATATCTTGACGAAAAGCAGGCGTATGATAAAAGGTGGAAAGAATTTTCATCTCATGTTAATAATAAATTATATAGGCCAGTCAGTTCAGAAGCAGGGTATTAGGAGGCACCATGGACCAGATACAAAAGGAGTTCCAGCCAAGTAGAAGAAATTCAGATGTTATGACTGCGTTTGGCTACAGGCTTCACAATCAATTCACTCAAAACGAAGCGTTTAGGCGAATGAAGGAAATCCAGTGGCTGGAGGACCTTCGCGCATACAAGGGTATCTATGACCCGGAAGTAAAAATAGAAGCCAACAACAGCAAGGTGTATCCAAAAATCACCCGGTCCAAAGTCAACATCGTTCTATCCCGTCTGCATGAAATGTTATTTCCGGAGACCGACAAGAACTGGGAAATTATGCCGACCCCTGAGCCAAAAGTATCACAGGAGTCCTTGGCAAAAATCATCCAGTCCCTACAGGCCAAGAAGTTAATAGATGCTCAAAAGCAAATGGCTCAGCAGGGAGGCGCCCCAATGCAAGGCCAGGCCATGCCTCCAATCACCCCTATCACCATCCCGGAACTCAAAGTCGCAGTCCAGAAGTTTGCCGATGAAACCTGCGCAAATATGTCCAACGTAATCGACGACCAGTTGACCGAAATGGACTATGCCGAGGAAGTTAAGAAGGTCCTGAGAAGTGGCCTGCTATACGGCACCGGCATCATGAAGGGCCCCATGATTAACAAGCGTTCCAAACATAAATGGGAACCGGGTGTCAACGGAGAATACGTGGAAGCCAAGGAGTTAGAGGAAGTCCCGTATTTCAAGGCCATCCGCATATGGGACTGGTATCCCGACATGACCGTAACCGACCGTGAAATGATGGAGGGAAGTTTTGAGCGCCATCTCATGACCAAACACGATTTACGCGAACTAATCGACCGTCCTGATTATTACGGAGATATCATCAAGGACTATCTCCGCGACCATCCCAGCGGCGACTACGTGGCCAAAAACTGGGAAGTTGACCTCCAAACAATAGAAGTAATGGCGGCATCCGGCCGCTCATCCTACACGATGGCTTATGGCGCCACGGACACGGCGTTGAATGGCGAGAACCGCGTATCCAACCGGCAAATAGGTAAAAAGTACCAGGTCCTTGAGTTTTGGGGATATGTAGACGGTACCGACCTGGAAGCCTGCGGTGTTGAGGTTCCCGATGTATCCCTTGAATACGCCGCAAATGTATTTTTATTAGGCAACAAACCAATCAAAGCCGTGTTGTTTGAAGGCGCGTTGGATATGTATAAGTTATTCTATTATGAAAAGGATGAAACAAGCCTCATGGGTGAAGGGTTGGCCCGCGTCATGCGTCACTCTCAGCTCGGTATTGCTGCCGGAGCCCGTATGGTCCTGGATAACGGAGCCTGTGTATGTGGACCCCAGGTAGAAGTCAACTGGTCGTTAATGACCCCCAACACAGACTTCAACAGTTTCTATCCGCGTAAAATATGGTATCGTGAAGGCCGTGGCGTTGAAGCCCAATACCCAGCACTCCGAGACTTAAGTTTCGACTCCCATATTCCGGACCTGTTAAGTATCATCGACGCGTTTAAGCAGTTTGCCGATGAGGAAACCACTCTCCCCACCTGGATGATTGGTCAGATGGTCAACAACGAAACCGCCCAGGCCACATCAGGGCGTCAGGCAACCATAACCGTCAGCATTAAGGATATTGTCAAGAACTTTGACAGCTTTACCGAGGGCATCATTCGTGACCTGTATGCCTGGAATATGGAATTCAACGCACGGCAAGATATTAAGGGTGATTTTAACGTAAAAGCCCGTGGAGTGTCATCCCTGGTCATGAAGGAAATACGTATGCAGGCCCTCAGCCAATTTATGACAACCGTTTCTCCGGAAGACTGGGTGTACTTGGACCGTAGGGAGTTGCTGCACGAGCGCCTCAAGGCCCACGACCTCAACGTTAAGCTCAAATCCGAGGATGAAGCCGAGCAAATTCGCCAGGAACAGCAAAATAGCGTTATGAATCAGCTGCAAATCGAGGCGGTCAAGGCCGAAATCGCTAAAGACAAGGCTCAGGCAATGAGCAACCTGACCAAAGCCAAGGAGAAAAATATCCTAGCCAACAAAGAAGCGCAAACTCCCCCGGAACAAGAGGGTGAAGTTGAAGATGAGAGGCTGGTTATGGGTAAACTCCAGGAGCAAAATGAGAAAATAACCGGCGTCCAGCTCAAAAACCAGCAGCTAGCCAACAAAATCCGCATGGAAGACGAAGACCATACCAAGAATATCATGCGTGATGACCAGGACCACTATATCGAAACGGCCAAGGGCATTGAAAAGCATAAAAAAGAGTTGGAATTAAAGGAAAAGACCGTTAATCACGGTATGAAGATGAAGGAAATGGCGGCCAAATCTCGCAAGAAGGCCAGCGGAGTGGACCGTAATAAGTAATGGTTGGTTATTTGTGTATGTGTTAACCGACAACAACTTAACATATGATTGGAGGCAGTTATGGGGGTAGCAAATATGGAAAATCGCCAGGCAATTAAGGCAAATTTACTGGAAAGAATCAACGGGTTCAAGGGTACGGAGCAATGCAACACGATTGTTCAGCTCCTAAACATCATGATGGAGGAAATCAGGGAAAACAATGACTTTTGCGATGTTGAAACGTTCAAGCGTAACCAGGGCAGCATTGGGGTTTTGTTGATTTTGCGTAATTACATCAATATCGGTATGCCCAAACAGATAAAGAAGGAAATATTCAACCCGTTTTTGTTTCAGCCGGGTCCAGAGTAACCTGTAAATAAATTATTTGACTTTGGTGAATACTTATGCCATTATTGCGCAACGGGAATATAAAAAATATTGTAAAAACTATAGAAAACGGGTCATTTTCATCATGTGGAGATAAATCTAAATATGTAGTGTTTGAGAGAAAAGACATAATCAACACACTGCAACAACTTGAGGGAATAAAGAGGAAACTTAAGGTAATGTTGGATACATAGGGCAGCAAAAAATATACTGTCTAAACCTTAAACGAACACTCTAAGGACAAAGGCGACATTTGGGAGTAAATAACCCCCATCTGCCGCTTTTTTTATTTTTACAAAGGAGATAGGCCATTATGACAATTGAAAAAGCTGACGAGGGCCAGCGAAGCGAAGAAATTCAGGATAACATTTTTGGCGATGCGTTTGACCAGGCTGAAAATGTTGATGTTAATGCGGCTGATTCCGGGGCTGAAGGCAAAGGTATGCAACCTGACCCAACGGATAATAAGGCAGGCCAAGGGGACCAAGGTGCCCAAGGTGCCCAGGGAGACGGAGAACAAATTCCAGCTCAGCAACCACCGCCGACAGCATCAACGCCTCCGGTAGAACCACCCCCCGATGAAACATTTGAGCAAAAATGGAAGACCCTCCAGGGTATCCATAAAACCGACCGAGAAAAATGGGAAGCCGAAAAGCTGGAAATGCAGGCAAAACTTGAGGAGTTAGGGAAGCCAGTATCCCCTGACACACCACCGGTTCCGCCCGTAAAACCAGTAGAAAATAAGCAGCAAGCCACCATTCCATTTGACATTAAATCAATCCTTGAAGACTTAGACCTTACTGATGACCAGAAGGCCAAGATTAAGGATTATGATGAAACCTTTGACGAGGTATCTCAAATGGAAGGCCTGAAACGCGAGAGAGCGCTGACCAAACTGGCCGCGAAGTTGAATGATGAGTTTAATAATAAGTTAAACTCCAAAATCAGCGAAATCATGGACCAGTTGAAACCAGCACAGGAACTTGTCGTTCAGACCGCGAAAGAGAGGGAAGCGATGGACCGTGAGTCCCACTTCCAGACTATCGAAGAAAGCCACCCCGATTATGATAAATATGTCAAGGACGGGTCCATATTGCAATGGGTCGAGTCCAAGCCAAGCTATTTACGCAAAGGGCTTATGGACATATATCAAAAGGGAAGGGCTGAGGATATTGTGGAATTCTTGAATGACTTCAAGACGGAAAACAATATCAGTACCGATACAAATACCAGAGGCGCGATACCGATTAATAAAGCCCGGGAAGACCGGCGTGCTGCCATGACTCCCCCGCATACGAAGCGCGGAGCCATCAACACGTCCATGGCACCGGCCAATGATTACGATGGCGCTTTTGATGAAGCATTACATAAATAAGGAGATTAGATTATGGCTATGACAGTATACGGTACTTTTTGAATTTGCCGTATTCAAATTAACTCTAACAAAATCGGGGAAATCTAAACGTGGAAAAGATGGGAAAAATATTAATTTATAATTCAAGACAGAAAGATAAAAAAATATCTTCCATTATTTCTATGCAGGACAATCCGAGGGAAGCGGCTCTTTTAGCTTATATGGCCGGAATTTTTGATGGTGAAGGAACTGTTGGAATTAAAAAATATTTACCAAAGGGGAAGCAGCGAAGTGTTAATTACTTCCTATATCTTACGATGGGAATGACTTTTAGGGAAGTTCCGGAACTATTCAAAAATGTTTTTGGTGGAAGTTTAAGTGAGGAGCGCGTTCTTAGAAAACGGTTAATGTGGAGATGGAATGCTACTGGGAAAACGCATATAGCGGTTATCTTGGGGGCATTAATCCCGTACCTGAGAGTTAAGCGTGAGCAAGCGTTGCTGGCGCTGAAATGCATTAACGAATGGACTCAGATTAAAAACGGAAAACTATTTACGCAATTAACCGAAGAAGAACTACTTAATCGTGAGGAGGCGTACTTACTAATGCGCAAGCTCAAGATTGAGGAGCACCCGCAACGACTAAACGAGTTAACACGCGAGAGCGTGAAGCGATAGTCTGAGCTTACGGGAAACCGTAAGAGGAGAATCCGAAGAGGTTCTCCCGCCCGCAAGGGTCAGTAAGCGTAAGCTGAAGTAACAGAATGGATATTACCCCTAGAACAGCAGCGTTTGTTGCGGTGGAATTGTTAAAACGTGCAATGCCTTACCTGTGTCTGGAGAAATTCGGCCAGGCAAAATCGCTCCCGGCGAACAAAACCCAGTCGATGAAGTTCAGACGTTACAACAGCCTGGGCCTTCGCACCACGCCTTTGACTGAAGGTGTAACCCCGGCCAGTGAAAAACTGACCGCGACCGACATTACCGCCACCCTGTCTCAGTACGGCGGCCTCGTGGAAATCACCGATATTATCGTTGATACACATGAAGACCCCATCCTGAGGGAAGCTGTTGCGGTATCCGGTGAACAGGCAGCCAAGACCGTTGAGACGTTACGTTATAATGTTCTCAAAGCCTGCACCAATGTGTTTTACGCCAATTCAGTAGCGGGCCGTACAACGGTTGCTTCGGCATTCACCCGCACTGACCAGCGCAAAATCGTCCGTTCCCTTGAACGTCAGGAAGCCCAGTTTGTTACCAGTATCGTGAAGTCAACACCTTCATTCAATACTGAGTCCATTTTGCCTGCTTACGCGGCCGTGACCCATGTGGACCTGACCAGTGATATCCGTGGATTGACCGGATTCATCAATGTGGCTGATTACGGCAATATCTCAGCATGGGAAACCGAAATCGGTTCCTGTGAAGACGTGCGGTACCTCAAGTCCACGATTTTCACCCCCTACGCGGGAGCTGGTGCAGCAACCACCACCATGCTGGCAACCGGTGGTAAATGTGACGTATACCCCGTAATGTATTTCGGGAAGGATGCGTATGGCTTTATTGCCCTGAAGGGTAAATATGCCATTACCCCCATCGTCATCAACCCTGTTCCCAGCAAGTCCGACCCGTTGGGACAGAGAGGAAGCGTATCCTGGAAGACCATGCAGACCACGGTTATCCTAAATGACGCATGGATGGCGGTTTTGGAAACGGCCTGTACGGACTGAAATAAGTACTTGACATATATAACATTTTATGTTCTGATTAGTTACAAAAGAGTTTACGAAAGGAGCATGAAATGGCAACATTTAAAGGTGTTATTAATAAATGCGAAGAATGCGGTAAAGAGTTTAAACTTCCACAATGCAGACGTGAAGCAAAATATTGTTCAAAGGAATGTGCGGATGTCCATAGACAAGACACAACAAGAGGTAGGAAAGTTGAGCTACAATGTAAAAATTGCGGCAAGACATTTTATGACCATCCCTGTCATGGAGAGAGACGTAAGTTCTGTTCGTATGAATGTGCAAACAAATCATATATCAAAACAGAGAAGCGTGTCTGCGCATATTGTGGAGAGGTTTTTGAAGTCGTTCCGTCATCGACCAATGTTTGTTGCTCAATGGAATGTCGTGTTGCAAGGGCTAAGACGTCAGATTGGCCTACTTCAAAAAAACTTCTTAAACAGTGTATCCAATGCGGAAAGGAATTCTCGAGAAAACTATCCGAAGTTAAGAAATTCGGTGGTAAATTTTGTTCTTCCCAGTGTAAAATTAATTCACAAAAAACTGGAAAGTACGAAAATCCAAGTTTTTACGGTTCTGGAACATGGTTACAGGTTCGCAAAAGAATCCTCATTCGAGATAATTACACCTGTCAAGAATGTGGATTCGATGGAAAGCGACTTCATGTCCACCATAAAGAATTTAAAAGAAATGGTGGAGCCGAAACTGACGAGAACCTCATTACTCTTTGTCCACATTGCCACAGAATTTTGCATAGCTAAAAACACATTGAAAATAGTTTTATCGGAGTGGGCTTTCCTTTATGGGCGGCCTTTTGTCGTTTTTATTAAGGCAGGCCTAGGCAAGAGTTGGCTTGAGGCCTGTCAGTACCAACCCCATTGAACATCTTGGCGAATGGGGAAGCGGACATGAAGACCAGGACAACACAACTTACATAAGGAGAAAATATCATGGCTTATAGAAAATTTGACGACGCTAACCTTAATTCAGACAGAAAACAGATGTTGACCAAAACAGGCGGGTTTTTTGTCGAACCGTGGCGTCGTGCCCTTCAGGGCATAGTAAATAGAGTGTGCGGTACTGATGGTATCGTGGCCGCTGCCGGGGCAACCCTGGGCACAGCCGCAACCGGAGTCCAGACAACCGTTACAGTGTTTGCGACAATCAATGGGACGGTTTACACCATTGCGGCCGCCAACAACATTAACCTTGGTACCGGAGCCATCAGCGGTAACAACCTCGAAACCGGCAAGGGTACGATGGGAACCAACTGCGTTACCAAGTTCCTGGTGTATGCTGGTATCGATGGCACAGCGCTGGTTACCGGCCCTGGCAACATCGTGGAGAAAAAGGATTATGCGACTGCGGCACTGGCTGCTGCGGCCTGTAAACTTCCCGACCTCCCCGAAAATTGCGTCGCATTGGGCTCTCTGTTGATTCAGGGTCCCGAAGCGGTCGGCGTCAATTTCAGCGTAGGCGGATGTGGAACCATGGGAACGTGTACGTTCACCAATTTCATCCATATGCCGTACCAGGAACCGTTTGCTGCCGAGGCATAAGGCTGACGGGCATTAATTCATATGGTTGGGTGGGGCCATTCCCACCCTTCCATTAACCAATAACAACTTGAGGGAGGATTTATTATGGCAAAGCCGAAGACAGACCAGGAGAGATTTCCTGAAAAATACTTTATCACCCCGGAAGGACACCCGCGAGATAGAGTCATTATCAACGAAAACAGCAGAATACCGAAGGAAGGGCAGTTTATCAGCCTGAATGGTTATGGCTTCCTGGCCAAACCCAATGCCGAAATAGACCTCCCGCGTCCAGTACTTGAAATGCTGGACACGCGAATTGAAACAGAAACAATACAGGATGACGACGGGAAAAGCTTCACAAGGGATATCAAGCGGATTACCTACACGTTGGTTAAACGTGACGTAAACCGTACGGAAGAACCAATTAAAATTCCGGATGAAGAAGTTTGGGACGTACCGGAGCAAACCGTTGAGGAAAAACCTGAATGACAGGACGGGAATTAATAGCGCATTTACGGGAAAGCGTGTTGGATGATATATCCATACCATACCTGTGGCCAGACGCAGAATTATTGAGATTTCTCAATTATGCCGAGGTCCAGGCCTGCCGTCGTGCGCATTTGATTATCGACTCCACAACGGCGAATGACTCAGGTACGGCTGGAACCGCATCCACCATGGGTGTGCAAGCGTTATGCAGGTTGACGGTTATCGCTGACCAGGCGACTTATACGTTGAGTAATAAGGTGTTGCAGGTCAGGCGCTGTCAACTCCAGTCCATGGCTTATGCACTTCCCAAGTCCCCGGCACACTATGCTGAAATGGATGAGTTGATTCCTGATTGGTTTGGGACGAGTGGCACGGTGTCCACGGCCGGTCCAGGTGGTTATCCAGACCTATATCTTAATGAACCAGGCAACACCATAACATTTGTTAGGGCTCCTGGGTCCAACGACACGGCATTCCTATCCATATCCCGTCTTCCCCTTGTAACTTTTGGATTGTTAACCTCTCCGGAAATTGACGAGAGATACCATATAAACATCTGCGATTGGGCGGCTCACCTGGCGTTTATGAAGCCGGATTCTGAGACAATAAACCTTCAAATGGCAAAATATTATGAAGACAGATTTACGTCTGTCTTTGGACCGTTGCCCGATGCATATTCTGAGCGGATGAGGAAAACACTCAACCAGCAGACCCGTATGCGTCCACGGCAATTTGGCGATTAAAAGGAGATTACTATGGCTATTGTAAGACTTAAAAATTTTATTCAGGACGTAAAGGACGGGAAAGCCGACATTACCGCTGATACGTCTGTTTATGCAACCTCGGCTGGAAATTCCGGGACAGCATTATTAGCGGCCACTGCAACCCTGGCGACTTCGGCCGGTAAATCTGGAACAGCTCAGGTTGCTGTTCTTGCCAATACGGCAACATTTGCTACTTCTGCCGGACAGGCGGGAACGGCCAGAGTTGCCCATTATGGAAGCTCGGGTACTGGTGGATTAGCTGGAACCTAATCAGACGGAATAGGATGACTCCAATCCACAGGGGGTGGGCGTTAACTCACCCCCTTAACCCCTTCTGCCGATTACTCCGGTCGTCAGGATACAAGTAAGGTGGGCGACACCTAAACAACGCATAAGGAGGCCTTATGGCTAAGATTACCCCCCATCCCGTGTTTGCGAGCTTATCTCTCGCGGGAACATCCGGAACCGCAATTACTTCCGATAAAATTGACCTACGACATATCGCGAACCAGCAAAAGTTTGCGCTGTATACCAATGTGTCTGTGGGCACGGCTTCCACTTGCGGTACAACGGTATTCAGTTATCTTGGATGCCCGACAGAATCAGGGACATACATTGCCCCGTCCACGGCTGTTGCCATTGGAACCTGCGGGACTGCTGGTGCTGATATCATGACATTCACTCCTCCCTTAATGCCGTTTATGAAAATAGTGGCGACCCAGGCGGAAGGTGACGACAGCGTAGTGGATTGTTTGCTTATAGTGCAATAATAATGGAGATATTGTAATGGACGCTGAAGAATTGGCAATGGAATTAGGTGGCCAGAAGAAAGCGGTACAGTTTCACGAGGAGACTTTTGAAGTCATATTCCGCAAATTGGATGCTATCAAGGAAGTGGTCGACAAGAACGAAGTGCGCACCGGGTATAGAGATACACAGCTGGCAGAATTAAAAGTTGGCATTGCCGATGTTGACCGCAAAATAGAAAACGGTCTCCGCAAAGAAGTTCAGGAAACCAAAGCCCAAATGGAAAAAATGACGGCTTGCGTTGAGCGACGCCGTAAGGAAAAAGAAGTCGAAGACCAGCGGGGTGTTTATGGATTTTTCCGGAGGGGATTGGTGCAGTTCCGCGACCGCGGAAGCTATATTGTCGTAACCAGTTTGATTGTGGGAAGTGCGTTTAAGATCGGAAGA